TCAGGGTGCTGTCAGCATTCCACTTGACGAAGCAACAGGCGTTACATTAACTACAGAAACAGGAACAAGTAAAGTATTAGTAAAACTTAATTATATTATTGAAGATTTATAAGAGGTGATTAAATGATTAATGAAGTTTTAGAACATATTAATAAATATTTTGTAAATTATAATTATCAAAGTCTTATTGATTCAACTTTCATAGCGACTAATACAATAACTGGTGATTTCGAAGATACTTTTTTAGTCGGCGAGTGGATAATGATTTCAGGCACAAGATTAAATGATGGTGTATACTTGATTAGTACTATTAATACTACAAGTTTAACTATTGACATAAGTTATGATAAATCAATAAAAGCAGAAGACGAAACAGAAAGTGTGTTATATAGAAAATTAGACATACCAGCATCTTTAGTTTCAATAGTTGTAGATATTAAAACACATCAAGCTACAGAATCGATTGGTATCAAATCAGAAAGTCAAGGCAACACAAGTGTAACCTATGACAAAAGTTCGGGTTGGCAAGGAGTCTTTGCAAGTAAATTGTCACAATGGCGAAAGTTAAGGTGGTAATATGTTGCAAACAGATACAATAACATTTAAATCCAAAACAGAAGTTAATACGAACGGGGCTATAACTATAACTTGGGCAGACACATCTAATACTGTTAAATGCAATGTACAAGATATATCAAAAGAAATCGTTTTAAAAAAATATGGTTACACAGATGCAACAGAGTATTTACAAGTGTTTGATGACAACAACAATGAGAATTGGAAAGAAACTTATCAAGTTAAATTTAATTTAAATAATTATTTAGTTAAAAAAGTTATCAACTTCTCAAAGTTGGGAGTTTCAAATCATACTTATATAATACTACAGCGGGTGATATAATGATTTCGTCTAATGCAAAGCAAATAGAAAAGAACATTGATAAATTTGTAAAGGTTGCTGCTAGTAATATAGAAGAAGGGCTTGATGAAGTAGGGGAACGTGGAACAGGTATAGTAAAGAAAAACACACCTGTTAATTCGGGTAGGTTAAGAAATTCAATGAGCTATACAGTTGGTGGTAAAGTAAAAGGTGGCAAAGGTAAAATATTAAAAAAATCATATGATAAGAAAACAGTTATAATAGGGACAAATGTAATATACGGGCCGAACGTTGAGTACACAAGCACAACAGGTAGCAAAGGCTTTATGTTAAGATCATATAAACATTGGAAACCTATCGCAGAAAAGATATTAGGTAAATTTATTAAAAAGGGGTTGAGATAATGAACACGCAGGCACAATTACGGACTGAATTATATTCAGCTTTATATGATAATGTAACGTTACCTAATGAAATTTACTGGATAGGCAAACCAACTTTAACATCAGCATTCCCTTGTATAATATATACAATTTTAGATACAACAGGTGGATATGCTTTTCAAGATGGATTGGTAAGCGAAGATTTCACAGTTCAATTAGATGTTTATGTCGATTTAGGTGATCAAACTAATATGGATATAATAGTTCAAAAGTTAAAAGATGTAATGTTTGCAATAGGTTATAGGAATATTGGGCAGCCAGTTGAATTTATAGAATCAGACATAAATAAGATAATGCGGGCAACTAGATGGGAAAAGATAAATGTTTAATAAAAAGAAAATAGAAGAATTAGAGAAACGAATCGAAAGGTTGGAAAACATTATACAAGAGAATGAACGTAAAGAAATTGAGAAACCAAACTATTTTAATAATAATAAAGGGGTGTAATTATGGCATCATCAGGAAATGCAGTAACTATAACGTTGGGAACGAGTGCAATAGCAGGAATTAACAATATAGGTTTTGATACAGCTTTAGATCAATTAGATGTAACTGATTTCGATTCAGCAGGTGGACGGGAATTTATACCAGGCTTAAGTGGTGCAACAATGAGTTTAGCAGGCGATTATGAGCCTACAGATACAAGCGGTCAAACAGCATTGGTTAATGCGTGGAAAAACAAAACATTGTTAACTGGTGTAACTGCTCCGAAATTTACAACAGACGGAACAAATGGTTTTAGTGCTGATGCTTATGTATCTTCGATGTCTATCAATCCAACGGTTGAGGGTAAAGTAACAGCAACTTATACATTGCAATTAACAGGTGATATTAATATAGAAACAGCATAGGAGGGGGTAGCTAATGGCTAATATAGGATATAAGGCTTTAGTTAAATCACAAAGTTCAGCAACAGTATTTACGGACGAAGCAACAACAACATCGGACGATACAACATATAAGATAACTAATACAGCAAAACAAATATTTGATTATGATACAGAAATAGTAGTTGAAGATAGTGCAGTTGCAACAACAGAAGATTATACAGTTAACAGATTAGATGGTTCAGTAACATTTGAAAGCGTTGATGCGGGGCGAGTGATTACATTTACTGGTAAGTATGTAACATTAACAACTATCACAGAAGCAAAAGCGTTTTCATTTGATGGTACGGTAGATATGGGTGATAAAACAGTATTTCAAAATACTGCTAGAGAATATGAACCATTGTTGTTATCGGCTACAGCTACAATAGGTATGTTCTATGATGTAGATAATTATTTCATCAATATGCTTATAGATGGCGAGATTAAAGTTGTTGAGTTTTATTACGACAATACAGAAGAACCATTTAGATTTTATGCTTTAGTTTCAGGTGATAGTTTAAGCATAGCAATAGAAAGTTTAATTGAAGAATCAGTTAGTTTACAAGTGACTGATAAAATGATAGTGGAGGCATAAAATGAGTTTAAAAGAAAATTTAATTAAATTATCGGAATCAAAAGACAAGGGCGAATGGTATTCAGACGAATTAAAAGAAACTGTTTACTATTTGAAATTAAACACTAAAGACGGTACAGAGTTAGGTAAATTAATGCAATCAGATGCTAATATTGTAGCTAAAGTATTAATCAAAAGTGTTTGTGAGAAAGATGGAACATTATCATTTGGTAAAAGTGATATAGGTTATATCAACAATATGCCGATTTCATTTACAAGTGAATTATTTGAGAAGGTTTTAATATTCAACAAGATGTTACCAGAATCAGTAAAAGAAGCAGAAAAAAACTAAAAAGCGACCCATTAATATTTTCTAAGTATAGTCTAGCTTTTGAGTTAAATAAAACAATCGAGGAAATAGATAATATTCCATACGAGGAATTTATTACTTGGGTCGCATTTTTAAAAGACAGAGGTGATTAAATGGGCGATGTAGGAACGTTATTAATGCGTGTAAAAGCAAATACTACAGACTTTCATAGCAAAATGGGTAAAGTAGGTAGTGTATTAAAGGGTGTGGGTAAAACTGCATTAGTAGGAGCGGCAGGAGTTGTTGCTTTAACGGGTGGAATGGCTGCAGTAGCTAAGAAGTCTGCAGAAGCCACAGATAGAATAGATAAAATGTCACAAAAATTAGGTATATCAAGAAATGGTTTTCAAGAGTTAGATTTTGTTGCTAGTCAATCAGGAACAAGTATAGATTCACTATCAATGGGTATGAAAACTTTAGCTGTTAAAGCAGTTGAGGCATCAGAAGGAACTGGTATAGGAGCAGAAGCGTTTGAAAAATTAGGGGTTTCTGTATTGGACTCTAACGGTAAATTAAAAAATCAAGAAACATTATTAAAAGAATCCATATCAGCAATGCAAGGTATGGAAGATGGAACAGCAAAGGCAGCACTAGCGAGTGATTTATTAGGACGAAGTGGACAGGAATTAATGCCACTATTAAATGGTACAACTGGTTCTATGGAAGAAATGACACAGAAAGCACATGATTTAGGTTTAGTTATGAGTGGTGAAAGTATTGATGCTGGTGTACAATTTACAGATACTATGGACCAATTAAAACGATCATTTAGCGTAGTTGGAACAGAGGTAGGCACAGCATTGATGCCTATATTTCAAGATTTAGCAGAAATTGTTATTGAGAATATGCCAGCAATTAAAGAAGCAACTTCGAAAGCTTTTAAAATTATAACAGAAGTTGTAAAAGCATTTTGGAATTTCACTAATGATTATCTAATACCAATATTTGGGGAAGTATTTGATTATATACAGAAAAATTGGCCTACTATAAAGACAACATTTGTTACAGTATTTGATGCAATTAAAGTAGCTTTAGAATCAGTTTGGAAATTTACAGATGAATATTTGATACCAATATTTCAAGGTGTTTTCAATTTCATAAAAGATAATTGGCCCGCAATGAAAGAAATATTTACAACTGCATTTGAAAGTATATGGACTGTAATCGAATCAGTATGGAGTTTGCTAGAGATTACTTTATTCCCTATATTGAAAGGTGTATTTGATTTCATATCAGATAATTCAGAAACAATAGGAAGGATATTCTCAACAGCATTCGGAATAATAGGTGATGCAATATCAGCAGTATTTGATACATTTACAAGTCTTATTACTAATATTGAAAAAGCTTATAACTGGCTAGTAAAATTTAAAAATAAAGAAAACGAGGGTAGTATAAGCACAGTTGAGGGCGTAACATCAGATGTTAGAAAGAACTCATTCATGATGGGTACTACATATTCAGGTGAGAGAGCAAAT